ATTTTTTTAAATACAGAATATAAAGATAACTACATGTTTAAATTAGCTAATTTTTATCAAGTTGCCGCTGGCCTTAATTTAATAGATAAAAATTTATTAACTGAGAGTTTAAATTTAAACAGAGTAACATACAATAACATTAACCGTGACAGGGCTATCGAGGTCTATAATTCTATAAAAAATTGTACTGTAACGAGTCACCGAGATTACTTAAATTTAGCTAATTATAATTATTTACATAAAAGAGGTTTGAATGAAAGTTGAGTTTAATTCGTTACATTGGAATAACGTTGACAAGGATATGCTATCGGCACATCAACGTGTTATGGATTATTTTAAAATTCCAATGAATTATGATAACCGCGATGGTCATAATCATGGCATGTGGATGCAATGGGTAATTAATAATTCTAAAAGTGATGTTATTGTGTTTATGGAACCCGATTGTATTCCTCTCAATAAGAACTACTTAGAATATATTAAGTATACATACAGAGACGGAACGTTTGTTGGCATTGCTCAAGTCTCAAATCACATCCCCCCTAAATCTCATATCTACGCTGCACCCGGCTTCTATGCAATCTCTAAGAAAGCATATGATAGGCTAGACCGCCCGTCATTTACTGAAACACGTCGTTCAGATACAGCTGAAGAAATATGTTATATGGCTGAAGAAAAAGGTATGAAGTACCGTGCACTGATGCCTACATATTTTGAGAAGCCTTCTTCAGAAGGTATTTGGCCTTTAAGTAATCTTGGCTACTATGGTATTGGTACAGTGTTTGATAATTCTATCTACCACCTCTATCAGTCAAGAATGGCTGAAAATATCGAGATGTTTGTTAAACGTTGCGATCAAGTTATTAGAGACGAATTTACAACTGAATTTTTTACATCAGCTACAACATTTACAGTATGAAAATTTTATTCCACGCAAATACATTAAACTACCGAGGTACAACAGTAGCGGTAACAGATTACGCAAGGTACAATGAAGAGATTCTCGGTAATGAGAGTGTCATTGTTTATAACGAAAGTCTAGGCTATGAAAAAGACATGGGTACAGAAGCAGTAGTACTCCATAACCTTAAGCAACGTTTTAAAATCGTTTGTTATAAAGACGGCCAGTTACAAAATCTTGTAGATAAAGAAAAAGTAGACATGGCTTACTTTATCCGAGCCGGTCACAAAGAGGGTGACCTTGTAACTAATACTAAGACAGCTATACATGCAGTCTTTCAGCATTATGAACCTCATGGTGACAAGTATGCATATATTTCTGAGTGGTTATCTAATAAAATGTCAGATGGTAAGATGCCGTTTGTTCCACATATTGTTAACCTACCGGAACCGAAAAAAGATTATAGAGAAGCGTTGGGTATCAGACCAGATCAAATTGTAATTGGTCGCTTGGGCGGTTATTTTACTTTTGATATTAAATTCGTAAAAGATTATATTACCAAGTTGGTTAAAGACAATGATACGTTTGTTTTTCTTATGATGGGTACCGAGCCTTTCGTATCTCATCCTAATGTAAAGTTCATTAACGAAATTCATGACGTTCAACGTAAAGCAGACTTTATTAATACTTGTGATGTGATGTTACATGCAAGGGAAAGAGGGGAGAGTTTCGGTCTATCTATTGCCGAGTTCTTATCGCTTAATAAACCGGTCCTTGCATGGAACAATGGTCACGATTTAAACCATTTAGATATGTTAAAAGATAGCGGTCTATTATATAATGATGCAAGTCATTTGAATTACCTACTTCACAATCTTCCTGACTTTAAAGAAGATTGGACTAAGAGGGTAGAGCAATTTAAACCTGTACCTGTAATGAATAAATTTAAAGAGGTGTTTCTATGACACAGATAGTTTTTAAAAGAGTTACAACGCCTGCAGAGGCAGAAATCCTTCGTACTATACGTAATAAGTGTAGGGAATATATGACGCGTAGTACAGACTACATTACCCCAGAGCAGCAAGAAGAGTGGTTTAAGACTGCGTTCCGTAAATACGATCTTTACATTGCATATGCTATCGAACACGGGGTATGTATTGTTGATGCTGGTTTTGGTGTCGTTCATAAAAATGAAGATGAGTTTTTATTAACAGGGGGACTGGTACCTGAATACAGAGACAAAGGATTAGGTAAAGTTATTTTTAAGTTTCTTGTTGACCAATGTCACAAATCATTACCTATTCGGCTTGAAGTATTAAAAACTAATACACGAGCATTTAAAACATACGAAGGCCTGAACTTTAAAGTAACAGGTGAAAACGATAATTTATTTTTTATGGAGTATCAATATGATTCCGTTATTTAAAGTAGGAATGTCTGACGTTACCGCAGACAGAGTTACAGAAGTTTTAAAGTCCGGTTTTATCGGTCAAGGTCCTGTTGTAGAAGAGTTTGAAGATGAACTATGGAAAGTATTAGGTAGTAAGACAAGACCGGTGACAGTTAATTCCTGTACCGCTGCTATTGATCTATCTCTGGATATAATCGGTATTAAACCTGGGGATGAGGTTATTGCTACGCCACAGACGTGTTTTGCCTCTAATGTTGGTGCAATTCATCGTGGTGCAAGAATTCGTTGGGCTGATATTGATCCTTTGACAGGCTTGATTGATCCTGAGTCAGTTAAAAAATTAGTTACACCTAAAACTAAAGCTATTTTAGCTGTTAACTGGGCTGGTAAGTTTTGTGATTATAAAGCTCTCAAGGCAACAGGTGTCCCGGTTATTGAAGATGCTGCTCATTGCTGGGATGTGCATGCAACAGATATATTAGAACGCGGAGATTATATTTGCTACAGTTTTCAAGCAATTAAATTTTTGACTACAGGGGACGGTGGTATTTTAATATGCCCACCTGATACAGAAAACGAAGCACGAACACTTCGCTGGTATGGTTTAGACAGAACCAAAAATGAGTCTTTTAGATGTACGCAAGACATTACTAAAGTTGGGTTTAAGTATCATATGAACGATATTAATGCCTCTATTGGTTTATCTAATATTAGTAAAGCAGAATACTCTGTAACTTGTAGCAGAAGAAATTCTAGAGAATATATTAACAAGGTTAAAAACCCGTTATTGACCTTGCCTGAATGGGATCCTAACTGTTCATACTGGTTATTCAGTATGCATGTCAAGCCTGGCCTTAAAGATCACTTTACTCAATACTTAACTGAAAATTTTATTGCATCAAGCCCGGTTCATTTTAGAAATGACATGTATAGTAGTATTACTCAATTCAGAGAAGGTGACTTACCTGGTGTATCAGCGTTTACAGATACACAAGTTTGTATACCTAACGGGTGGTGGCTGAATCTTGCTGATACTGAACACATTATTAAGACGTTGAACGAATATACAGGAACATAATATGAGTATTTTAGTAATTGGTGGTAGCGGCTATATTGGTTCGCGTTTAGTACCTTATTTAAGAAGTCATAATCATGAAGTAGAAGTTTATGGTAATAGATCTAATGACTATAATAAACTTACTACAAAGTTTCTTGAACCATTTAAGACAATTATTCTTTTAGCTGGGCATTCAAGTGTACAGATGTGTGTTGGTGATATCAGATCACCATGGCATAATAACGTCCGTAATTTTATTAACCTTGTAGAAAAGACTTCTAAGGATACTAAAATTATTTACGCAAGCAGTGCATCTGTTTACGGTAATTCAGATAATATGTCTTTTGAAAATAAAATGTCGTTAGAAATTCTTAATAACTACGATCTTACTAAAATTACTCTAGATATTGCTGCTCAAAAATATCTTGCCCAAGGCAGACAGCTCTTAGGTTTAAGATTCGGTACAGTTAATGGAGGAAGCCCTGTTATTCGCCGCGACCTTATGATTAATATGATGGTGTATAATGCACTTAATGAAGGTAAGATTACGGTTGCTAATAAACATATTAATCGTTCTATCCTATGCATTGAAGATCTTGTGCGGGCTGTCGAGCGCATAGTATACCAAGGCAGACATAACTTTATTCCTGGTATGTATAATATGGCTTCATTTACTGCTACAGTGGACGAGATTTCTAGTTATGTTAGTAAGAAGCTAGGAATTGAAATTGTAGATAAAGGCAATACTGCAGGAGCATATAACTTCGATATTAATACAGATAAGCTTTGCAAAGACTATGACTTTAAGTTTACAGAAACAATTGAGTCAACTGTTAATAGTGTTATTGAATGTTACAAAGATCCATCGACAAACGTTGTAATTAGAAAAGATTATATAGAATATAATGATTGATTATGTAACAGTAATCTATAGGAATTATGACCTACTAGAACTACAGGTTGAAAATTTCAAGAAGAGATTCGATAGAAAACATTACAATTTAATTGTAGTAGACAATACCCCGAACTCTGAAAAAAGAGTTTTACCGGAAACTGAAGACTATCAATATGTGTACTGTAACAGTACTCCAACCTTTGACGGTCTTTCCCACGGTAGGGCTATAGATTACGGTTTAACGTTTTGTACTACAGGTATAGTATCTATTATTGATTCTGATTACTTTGTATTAAATAATAATATACATTACTACATTATAGATAAATTCGAACAAGGGTATAAAGCCGTAGGTACGGAATACAACGATGGCAAGGATACCAGCCAATGGGTAAATATTAATCCAGATAATTTTAAAAACATACCTTGTTGTTTTGGTTCATACTATGACATCAACCTTGCAAGATCTAAGAGCTGGGTATTAACGCAACAAGAAGTAGATCAAAATCGGTCAACAGGGTTTGTCGAAGTTGGTTGGAAAATAAGAAAACACATCTTAGATAACCAAATTAAAACGTTAGCCTGGCAGACTGATGCTACCTATTATGGTGATTGCTATTTTAAAAATGAATTAGGTAATTTAATGGGTATGCACTACGTGGCAGGTTCACATAGAAGATGGAATGAGCAGTCTAAACAAGACTTGAGAAATATTATACAGAAATATTAATTATGAAAATTGAATCTAATCCTTTTATACCAGATGTTAAGATAATCGAAAGACCAGTTTATTCTGATCACCGTGGTTTCTTTACTGAGTCTCTTAACCCTCTTGTTGAACAAATACTTGGTGTGACGTTCGTGCAAGACAATCACTCTATGTCTCACAAATATGTTATCAGGGGTATCCATTATCAATGGAATAACCCGATGGGTAAGTTATGTCGAGTAGTAAAAGGTGCAGGTATAGATGTAGCGGTTGACTTGCGTGCTAATTCTTCTACATTCGGTAAATACGTTATGGTGTACCTATCGGAAGATAATTTTAAACAAGTCTGGGTACCACCTGGGTTCGGTCATGCGTTTATTTCTTTAGAAGAAGAGACTCACTTCTGTTACAGTTGTTCTGCCGTACACAACGCTGAATCGGAAAGTGCAATATGCCCCCTTGATACTACGTTGATGCTTGACTTGCCTTTTGCAAGAAATAAAGCTATAATCTCCGATAAAGATAAAAACGCTATGTCGTTTGAAGATTATAAATTAGATCCAAAATTTTGAAAGTTAATTATGCGTAAAACCGTTGTTACTCATTTTTTTAATGAAGAGTATTTACTCCCTTGGTGGCTTGAGCATCATAAGAAGTATTTTGATCACGGGGTTATGATCGATTATAATTCTACCGATTCATCTGTTGAGATTATTAAAAAGATATGCCCGACATGGACTATTGTTAAATCAAGGAATGAATTCTTTGATGCTAAACTTTGTGATGACGAGGTAATTGATTATGAAAGTCAATACCCTGGTTGGAAAATGTGTCTTAATGTCACAGAATTTTTAGTTGGTGATTATTCTATTCTTGATAATGCAACGAGTGATAATCTGGTTCTTCCTTGCTGTGTAATGGTAGACGATAAGCCAGAAATTATTCCAGCCCCTACTAAGTCCTTGGTTGAACAAAAGACATATGGTATGCATTATAACGATGGTGCATCTAAAATAAGAAGATCAAGAGTTATTCATAGTAAACGTTTATATGTTTATCCTCTTGGCAGACATTTTGATACGCCACATACAACAGAAAAAATGGTTGTTCTCTGGTATGGATTCTCACCGTATAATACAGAAGCAGTTAAAAGAAAACTACAAATACAAACTAAAATACCCCCATCAGATTTTGCTAAGGGCTATGGTACACAGCATAATACTAATGAAGAAAAGCTGAATGCTATTTACCAAGATTACCTGTCACATAGTAAAGAATTAGCTCAAGAACCATTTATGCAGCAATTTAATTATAAATAAAAATTTAATTAAAGGGTCATATGAATGTTGCATTAATATTTGTAGGTATATCATTCGGTCATAAATCAGAAAGAGACTTTAATCATTGTTTTCCTAATATTGACCGCAACATAATCCAACCTCTTAAAAAAAACCATTCTGTACATAATTATGTCGTTACGTATGATAACGATAGAATGGATGAAGTTAATAAACTACTTAATCCTAAGAAATTAATTAGCATATCATTTGAAGGTAGTCATCAAAATACTACCCGTACAAAAGCCTCTACAGTAACAGGTAATGATTATATTGATTTCTATATTATGACAAGATTTGACATTCATTACAATAAAAGTTTAGAAGAATTTAATTTGGATTGGGATAAGTTTAATATTACTTCCCGAGAAGGAAATGGTTTTTGGGAAAGTCAGCAGTTTGTAGGGGATACATTTTATGCATGGCCAAAGAGACTTCACGATCAAGTAGTTCAAGGTTTTAATGTACTTACTAACGGTGAAGTTAAGTATGATTTTAATCATATGCACAACTTCTACTCTATACTTGCTCCTATCATGGGTGCCGAAAATATTCACTTTATGAGTGAGGAACCACAATTGAGTGGTCACCTACTAACAAGTTTATGTACCAGAGATTATTGCGATCGTCTGCGCAGCAAAATTCCAATAAACGAAGAAATCTTAGCTAGATTTCCATAATAAGGATTTAAATGATTAATGTAGTTATTCCAATGGCCGGTAGAGGTCAGCGATTTGTTGAAAGTGGTTACAAAGAACCTAAACCAATGATTGATGTAGTTGGCGTTCCAATGATTAAACGAGTCATTGATTCTCTTACTTCTAAACATAGCCAATGTAATTTTATTTTTATTGCATTGAAAGAACATTTAGATAACGGGCTTCAAGAATTTCTTGAGCAACAAGGTACAATTATTCCTTTGGATATTGTTACTGAGGGTGCTGCGTGCACCACGTTGATGGCACTACCTTATATTAATAATTCTAAGCCGTTAGTTATTGCAAACTGTGATCAATATCTTGAATGGGACTTTGATGACTTCTTAGAACAATCTAAGGTGCGGGATGGGTCTCTGGTAGTATTTAATTCAACCAACCCCCATCACAGTTATGCTAAGGTTAAAAAAGGTCAAGTTATAGAAGTAGCTGAAAAGAAAGTTATTTCCGATAAAGCATGCGCGGGCATCTATTACTTCCGACAGGGTAATGAGTATATCGAAAGTGTAGTTATGATGATTGCTAAAAATATTAGAACTAATAATGAGTTTTATATTGCACCTGCATACAATGAGTTGATTGCAGGGTTAGGTAATGTGTCGATATACGAAGTTGATGTTAACAAAAAACATATGCTTGGTACACCTTATGAATTAGAAATTTTTTTAGATAAAGTTGAAAACGGGGACGTTGTATTATGAAAGTATTAATTTTTGGTAAGAGTGATATAGGTGAAGGTATTAAACAACTTTACCCTGACACAGTAAACATTCCAAAAGGAGAATGTGATGTTAGAGATGCTTTACAGGTACGTAACACGTTAGAGAAATACAAGCCAGATGTAATTGTTAACTGTGCGGGTATCTCTCATGTTCAAGTTGTAAAAGATTCTAACATTGATTATTGGAAAGAAGAAATTGATGTTAATTTAGTTGGTAGCTTTATTGTTGCTAGAGAATCAATTAATTCCGGGGTTAAAACTATGATCTTTATTGCATCGGTAGCCGGTATGTACGGTAAACCTGAACACAGTGGTTATTCAGCTTCTAAATCTGGAGTTATTTCTTTTGTACAGTCATTAGGTTTTGAGGGCTATAAAGCGTATTCTGTTAGCCCTGGGCGTGTAGATACTAAGATGAGAGAAAACGATTACCCCGGTGAGGATAAGCGTACCAGACTTTCTACACTACAAGTTGCTGAAGTGGTAAAAGAGTGTATTGACGGTAAGTACGAACCAGGTGATAATATTGTTATCCGTAAAAAAGGTTTTACTAAACTTAAGCGTGTTGATAAAGGTCAACCCTGGAAGAAGTACCTTAACGTACAACCACTAGGCGCACCTAAGCTAATCTAATGAAAATTATTTGTCATCGAGGTAATACATTTGGACCTGATCCAGATAATGAAAATAAACCCGAAGTAATTGATTATTGTATCAATCAAGGGCACGATATAGAAATTGATCTTTGGGTTCATAATAACGATCTTTATCTTGGACATGATGAACCGACATACCCCGTCCCTATGGATTATCTTATATCAATGAAGACAAGATTATGGATACATTGTAAGAACCTCCAAGCAAGTGCAGAGTTGTATAGGTACAGAGGGTTTAATTATTTCTTTCATGATAAAGATAATTATACTTTGACTTCTCAAGGAAATGTTTGGACTTACCCTAAGCCTCAAAACGTATTTTCCTATAATCAAGTTCTTCTGGATTTTTATCCAAATGTAAATTTTGAAAAATATAAACTATTAGGTATACACGGGGTATGCGTTGATTATGTCTAAAATATCTATTTGTTGTCCTGTATACACAATGAAAAATAAAACTGCTGAGAGATTCTTAGTAGAATATTTTTCACATCTGATGTATCAGACGTTTAAAGATTTCGATGTTGTAATATCTGATCAAAGTGAAGGTGATAACCTTAAAACCATCTGTGATACATTTTCACACGTTCTAGATATTAGGTATATTAAAAATACCAGTAATAAAAAGAATGCTGCCAATAATGTAAACAATGCAGTCAAGCATGCTACAGGGGAGATAATTAAATTACTCTACATGGATGATTACTTCGTAGATCAGGATGCATTACTTAAAATCTCTAATGCATTTGATAATAACCCAGACGGTAAATGGTTTATATCCGGGTTCACTCACAGTAATGAAGACCGGACCCAGTTCTTTGATACCAGACGCCCCTGGTACGGTAACAAGTACGTCAATGGTGATAATACTACTGGTAATCCTTCAAATTATGCAGTAAGAAATAATTGCGCAATTGAAATGGACGATGACTTACTCTGGATAGTAGACGGTGAATATTTCTACCGGTCTTATTACTACCATGGTGACCCTATTATGCTAGATGATGTTTTGGTTTGCTTTAGAGAGCACGGCTCTTCTGCCTTCCGCGATCCTAAATTTCAGGAATTAGACGCAAAAGAAAGACAGTACTGTATTGACAAGTATAATGGTACCATGCCAACGAAAGAAGTAGCACTGAGCTGGAAATGATACTATAATATGTGATTATGAGGACTACATTATGAAAATTGGAAATGAAACTATTGCGTTGTTGAAGAACTTTGCATCTATTAATACTAACATTGTATTTAAAGAGGGTGACGCTGTAAGTACTATCTCTAACGCAAAGAACATCTTTGCTAAGGCTACTATTAAGGAAACTATTCCTAAAGAGTTTGCTATCTACGATCTTAACTCTCTTCTTGCTATGTGGACGTTGACCGATAGTCAAGAGATTGACTTTGGCGATAAGTGTATTGGTATTACGAGCCCAGCAGGTAAGTTTGAATATTATTATTCGAACCCAGAGATTGTAACTGCTGCACCTACCAATGAGATTGAACATACTGACGTTTATAAGTTCAAGGTAACTGCAGAAGATATTCAGATGATTATGAAAGCGGCCGCCATCACTGGGGCTCCTACTATCTCTGTTACCTGTAAGAACCAAGCAGTCACTTTATCTGTAAGTGATCGTAAGAACGATACATCATCTAACTTTAAGAAAAGTATTGGTACATCATTTGACGACTTTGACGTATTCATTGCAGTAGAGAACTTAAAGGTTATTCCTGATGCGTATGATATTACAGTTGCTAAGACTCCTAACGGTAAGGCTAAGTTCCTTCACTTTAAACACGAATCAAGACAACTTCAATACTGGATTGCCGCCGAACCTGGCTCAGTAGTTTGAGGGTAACGTATGACTGAGCATTTTATCTGGGTTGAGAAATATCGCCCTAGGAAAATTGACGACTGTATATTACCTGAGTCTCAAAAAGAATACTTTAAGCAAATGGTTGCTAAAGGTGAGATTCAAAATATGTTATTATGTGGTACTGCAGGTACTGGTAAAACTACTGTTGCAAGAGCCTTGTGTGAGGAATTACAAACCGACTATATGATCATTAACGGATCAGAAGAGTCAGGTATTGATGTACTACGTACAAAGATTAAGCAATTTGCATCCACTGTTTCCTTTACGGGTAATACTAAAGTAGTTATTCTAGACGAAGCTGACTATCTAAACCCTAACTCTACTCAACCTGCCCTGCGCGGGTTTATTGAAGAGTTTGCAAGCAACTGCCGATTCATTTTAACTTGTAATTTTAAAAATCGTATTATACCACCTCTACATTCAAGGTGTGCGGTAATTGAGTTTAAGATACCTAGTGCTGATAAGCCTACTATTGCAGCTAACTTTTTTAAACGAGTTTGTAATATTCTAGAACAGGAATCTATTCCTTTTGATCAGAAGGTTGTAGTTAAGGTTGTTCAGAAGCATTTTCCTGACTTCCGTAGAACTCTAAACGAACTTCAGCGCTACTCTCAATCTGGTTCTATTGACGAAGGTATACTGGTTAATGTTAGTGAAGCTAACATGAAAGAACTGGTAGATGCCGTTAAAGATAAAGACTGGAAGAAAATGAGGTCATGGGTTGTTAATAATTTAGATAACGACCCCGTATCTCTATTCCGTAAAATATATGATACGTTCGTACCTATAACTAATCAAGTTCCTCAGCTGGTACTGACGATAGCTGACTACCAATATAAGTCTGCATTTGTTGCCGATCAAGAAATTAATCTCGTTGCATGCTTAACTGAAATAATGGCATCGGTAGAACTTAAATGAACGACTTATTAAAACCTACATTCGAATGGATTAAAGATGACTGGAACTCTCATCCTCTACGCTTTGTTATCGAGTTGCTTGCTTGGGCTATTAGTATTGGGTGCAGTATTACTATGGCTGTCACCGTCCCTAATCCTCCGCTTCTTGTATTGTATCCTATTTGGATTAGTGGTTGTGCTCTCTACGCTTGGGCTGCTTACACTAGGAAATCATTTGGAATGCTCGCCAACTACCTCTTACTCACAACGATCGACACAATCGGTTTAATTAGGATGATGTTCTAATGTTTGGAGAACCTAAAGCAGAAATAGTTATTGAGCCGTATAAGGCGCCAGCTATTTCACCTTTTGATTTTATAAATGCAATCACCTATAATAAGAATGACATTATGGTAGATGATTGGGCTGAAAAGCAGTATGTTCCATATATTGTAAATAAAGGACTTTCGTACGGCGCTGATACCGTAATACAGGCAAATGAGATGAATTCTAGACCACATCTAGACAAAAAACTCCAATTCCAATTTCTAATAAATAACATTAGGCCTAAGAAACGCTATAACAAGTGGATCAAAGCTGAGAAGATTGAGTCGATAGAAGTAATTAAACAATACTATGGTTATAGCACAGATAAGGCACGCCAGGTACTTCCCCTTCTGGATCAATCCCAAATTGACCTGATAAAACAAAAATTAGAAAAAGGTGGAATTAATAATGTCAAACGAGTACTTCAAGATTGACTTGCCTGGATATGCGCCCCTAGAAGTCCTTCTCGTTCAACCAGATGATTTTCTTAAAGTTAGAGAAACGTTAACCAGAATTGGTGTTGCTTCAAGAAAAGATAAGATTTTATATCAATCTTGCCACATTTTACATAAACAAGGAAAATACTATATCGTTCACTTTAAAGAGCTCTTTGCCTTAGATGGGAAGCAAGCTGACTTATCTGATAACGATCTAGAACGTAGAAATACAATTGCCAAACTCCTATCCGATTGGGGTCTGGTTAAGATTATAGATGCTACGAAGTTTACCGAGCTTGCTCCTTTATCGCAGATTAAAGTAATTGCACATAAAGATAAGCATGAATGGGATCTACAAACCAAGTATAATATTGGTAAAAAAAGAGTAGATTCTGACGAGTAAAAGCATATATAATATTATATCCCCGGGATGGGAACGTTACAGGCTCTTCTACCTTAGGAGCGTCTAAAGCCGGTGCAACGATAAGGCACCCCAGTAGTCGGTAAGCTGGATTAATGATACGCCTTCGGGGTATCGAATTTTAAACTCGCTTAATAGGAGAAACTATATGTTTTATTCAAACATGGCTATTGATTCCATTCAAAACGCCAAAATCAACTTCCTCAAACAAACCGTTAAGGAAGAATCCCTTCAAAAACCTTTAGTAGATTTTGTAGAAGCACAACGTGTCTTTACAAAGCAAATTGCTAAGTCTGCAAATGATGTTATTACATTAGCTACAGAAACGTTTGCTAATGCTATTACAGGTACTACAAAAAAAAGGGGCTTAATATGACTTTACTTCAGACATTTGGTCCTGGTTTTAAGGACATGGATAAATTTTTTGTTGGTTTTGATGACCAGTTCACTCGTCTTGCTAAAATGCATGACGATATGACAAAAAATATTCCTAACTACCCCCCATATAACATTAAAAAGACAGGCGACAATACTTACGTTGTTGAAGTAGCTGTTGCAGGGTTCGCTAGACAAGATATCGAGATCGAACTTGTTGATGGTAAGATGTTAATCAAGGGTAATGTTCAATCAAACGAAGCCGAAGAAAATTTCCTGTTTAAGGGAATCGCCAATCGTGCCTTCACTCGTACTTTTGCACTCGACGATCAAATTGAAGTTCAAAATGCCGAAATGTTCAATGGTATGCTAAAGGTTTTCCTTGAGCGTATTATTCCTGAACATAAAAAGCCTAAGAAGATCGAAGTTAAAGATACTTCAGAAGCTAAACCTAAAAAAACTAAACCCCAACTACTTACAGAAGACCCACAAGGTCTCGAACTGTAAGACTGAGCCCCTATTGGGGCTTTTTAATTTATTCAAAAGATAAAGGAAAAGATATGTTAAAAAAATTACTAAATATTGTTATCGAAGTTAGAACAGCTATAGCTAAACGCCATTTGAAACGATTAAAAGGGTCATGATAATACTTTCACTAATACCTGTCAGAAGAAAAAACTGGGTCATAAAAGCCAGTGTTTTTGATGATCAGATATTAGTGTTTTTTCACAACCCGTTAACACTTGCATACTTCTTTAAAATATTTTATAATGAAGAATGTGCTTATAAATTTATAGAAGAGATTGTTGTAACATGATTAAAATTGTAAAACTGATTACCGGTGAAGAGTTGATTGCTGATGTGACGGGTGGTGATATTACTATGACGTTGAGTAAGCCGTGTGCTTTGCAAATGGTTCCTTCTCGCAATAATCCCGATCAGCCTATGATGGGAATGTTTCCGTATGCCGCTTATACTGAAAATCATTGTATTGATGTAGATATAAGCAAAATCGTCTGGGATGCAAAACCAGTTAAAGAACTTTACAACCAATACAATTCTGCTTTCGGTTCAGGTATTCAGCTGGCCGGTCTATAATGAGTTATGGAAAAAGAAAAGAAACCTCAACCGGTAATCCTAGTAAATCCGATTAATTCGGAGGAATGGTTTTGTGAGGATTACTCAGACATTCGTTTCATTGATGGGGTAGAATACGTAAAGGTACGTAAACCCTATATGAGACATTCAGTATCAATGCGTAAAGAAGCGTTACGCAAAAAGTAACAGTGGCAAGTAACTAGGGATAAATATATAATTGACTCACTAACTAAGGAAAAGTCATGAAAAAGTTTCTCGTAACTGTTATGATGCTACTATCAACTAGCGCTTTCGCTCAATATCATCACGGTCATGGTCCTCGTTACTATGGTGGTGGCGGTAACTGGGTTGCTCCTCTTATTGGTGGCGCCATTATTGGTGCTGTGATCACAGATGCGGCTCGTGCAAATCAACCTGCACCTCAGCCTCCTATTATTATTCAACAACCAATTTATCAACCAAACACGTACAACTGTTTAGTTCAGGTATACGACCCCATTACGCGTACAGTACGTAACGAAGTAATGACTTGTGTCAAACAATAACACACCTGTAGCTCAATGGTTAGAGCAGGGGACTCATAATCCCTTGGCTAGGGGTTCGAGTCCCTTCGGGTGTACCACATTATGAAAACATATACTGCTGAAATATTAGACGCCGATGACGGATCTGGAGATGGTATACTTCAATTACCAGAAGACTTCTGTAAAGAAGATGACTGGCGTGAGGGAGATCGTATCCTTATGGAAGTTATTGACGGTGCCATTAAAATGAAAAACTTAGATAGGAATAGACGTGAAGGTATATTTGAGCAAATACCGCTACCATTGGATTAGTCCATATACGGTACTGGAAAAAGTTTTCTTCTGGCGTAAGATTGATTACGACGAACCTATCATTGATAAATGGTCAGATCGTCTAACGCCTATTTGTCAAGGTATTCAAAAAGTTCTTGACTTTATTCACCCTAAGATTAATTACGTTAAAATTGATCGATGGGATACATGGAGTATGGATTATACTCTTTCCCACATTATTGTACCGATGCTTAAACAGCTTAAAGAGACGAAGCATGGATCTCCTTTTGTAGATGATGAAGATGTACCTGAAGAACTAAAGAGTACATCTGCCCCTCCAAAAGAAAATGATTACGATATTGATGAAAATCATTTTAAACGATGGGATTGGGCTCTTAATGAAATGATCTGGGCGTTTGAACAAAACCTAGATGATAAGAGTGAGGAAAAGTTTTTTGATCATGCCGAGTGGGATGAGAAAGAAAAAGACTTTGGTAAAAATCTTCATAAGATTAAAATTGATCAAGAAGGTCTTAAGATTCATCAAGATCGAAAGAAAAACGGCTTCCGTTTATTTGGTAAGTACTATCAGGGGTTGTGGGATTGAGTATTTTAGTTATTACACCTACAACAGGGTCACCTGAACTAGTAGATGCAATTAAGTCTGTACAGAATCAGACGAATAAAATAGTTGAACATCTCTTAGTTGTTGACGGTGTTCGTTTTTCAAATCGAGTAGATAATACATTATATGATGCAGGAATTAAAACGAATGGAAAACTTAGACGAATTGACTTACCATTTAACACCGGTAGCGGGGGCTTTTACGGTCACAGAATCATGGCTGGGTTTGGCCATCTTATCAATCACGATTATGTTCTCTTTCTAGATCAGGATAATTGGTTTGAACCCGATCACGTAGACACACTGATAAATATTATTGAGAGTAAAAAACTTGATTGGGCTTATTCACTCAGACAAATTTTTGATAAAGATAAAAACTACGTTACAGCAGATAATTGTGAGTCTTTAGGTAGATGGCCAGCATGGGTAAACAAGGATGCTTACCTTATTGATACAAGCTCATATTGTTTTAGGACAGACTTTTATCGTCAAGTTTGCCACCTTTGGGATTACGGGTGGGGTGGGGATAGAAGATTTTATACTATTTTAAAAGATCATATTAAGCACGATAATTATGCGTGCACAGGTAAATACACACTCAATTACAGGTTAGGGGGAAATGATGGATCAGTTCAAGCCGGATTCTTTTTTGAAGGGAACCGAAAATATGCGGAAATTTATTCCGACAAATATCCCTGGAACCAATATACCAATAACGCGGGGTAGCTCAGTAGTAGAGCGCTGGACTCATAATCCAGAGGTCGGAGGCGCGCAACCTTCCCCCGCATCCCCTAATCCTAATATCATACTCGGTTACAACTAATGAGAGCGCTTATACTCTCAGCATTACTATTTGCTAGTAATGCGTTCGCGGTCAACATAACTGCTCACAGCTGGTTGGAGACCGACGATCAAGGTAACTTGATTGAAGGATCAAACATTACCGAGGTTCGGTCTATTGCAAGCATTACCAAGTTAATGACAGTCATGGCCGTTCTAGATAATAATCAGAACATGCAAGAAAAGATTGGTAAGTATACCAGAGAACAACACATTCAACTGGCATTGGTAAAGTCAGATAATAATTCTGCAATGGTATTGTGCGATAACTTCCCAGGTGGTCGTTTTGAATGTGTTCGCTACATGAACGAGAAAGCAAACTACTTGGGTATGTTGAGAACTAAGTTTATAGAGCCAACAGGACTCAGTCCAATGAATATCAGTACTGCGCTTGATTTATTAAAACTAGTATTTGAAGCAAGTCATTACCCAGAAATAATTCAAGCCAGTCGTACCGCTGTCTTAAGTATTCAGGTAGGAAAGAAAATACAAACATTTAATAACACCAACCCTATCGTTGGTAAACGTCATAGTTTTATTGTTAGTAAGACCGGAACAACAAATGCAGCCGGGGGCTGCATTGTGATGATGTTAGATACGGAAGTTGGCCGCCGTATTGTTATTGTACTTGGAAGTAAAAACGGCAAGGTACGAATACCTGAAGCCGAGTTTATTGTATCACAGAGTTAACGGTATCCAGAGCCATAGACCCTGGCTCATTAGTAGTGCAGCAATTGCACCAACTACAACACTGGCTGTATAAAGGGCAGGTGCAACAGCTAAGATACTAGCTGACAACAACACAATAGCAATTTGGAATGCAGAACCTGAAAATGTCAACCAAGGTGTCTGCTTGCGAATAGAATCCCGTTCTTCTTCCAAATTGCGAGCCTTTGCCATCAACTCTTTCTTACCTTCACCAGTTGCTGGATCTGATTCGTAACGGTCAATTTTTTCTTTAAGCTTATCCGCCTTTTTGAAGTCCTTCTGGGTGACAGCGTCATCCATCCGCATTTCAGTCAAGGTTTGTTTAATTGATTTAGCTTGATAGAATGCCCAAGTATCGTTTGCCTTTATTGTATTGTTAAGTACTTTACCACTAAGGCCACTAGCAATATAGGTATTAATGGCCAAAAGAGCCGCAAGTACTGTAATAAGCCACCCTGCTTTATCTTTGATTTGAGCTTCACGTTCGCTCCTACTTAGGGGTTTTTTCTCTTCTGCCATTTTATTTCCTTTACTTTTTAGCAATCATTGCTTGCAATTTCTCTTGCATTATCTTAGCCCAGAATGGTTGGGGGAAATTCCACCCAACAAATGCACCGATTGCGATCCATAATAGTGTATCTAGCATAATTTTTCCTTTTTGGTTAATTTTATAACAGTTATCATAAGGATAAATAAACAGAAGCTTGTTATAAATAATTATTTATGGAGTCATAATAATGAAGAATCTATTAGCCATGATGTTCTTGGCGTTTTCAACATTGGTAAGTGCGCAATTACCAACATCAACAGTTCCCTTTCCCCCAGATGTTGCCGCAATTAAGAAAGCCAACGTTCTTATTGTAGCTATGACCAAAAAAGACAATCCCCCATTTTTCAGTGGTGATGAGGAAACTATTCATGGTCTCGATGTTGAGATTGCTCGACGAATTGGGGTCCTACTTGGTGTACCAGTTCAATTCAGACGTGATGCAGAAAGCTTTGCAGAAGTTGTAGAGCAAGTTCGGGAGGGTAAAGCCGATATAGCAGTTAGTAAACTATCAGTAACTGGTCCACGTTTACAAGTTGTTAGGTTCAGTGACCCCTATATTAAACTAAGACAAAGTTTGGTTGTCAATCGTTTATGGCTAAGTCAAAACAGTCAAGGTAGAGAGGTTTATCAAGTCATTAGAGACTTCAACGGTAAGATAAGTTTTATCCGTAACTCAAGTTATGATACGTTTGCTCGTGTTAACTTTCCTAACGCTCAATTCCTTCCCGAAGATAAATGGGATGTGATTATTGATAAAGTTGTAAAGGGTGAAATTGCAGCCGCTTATCGCGATGAATTTGAAATTAAGAAAATTGCTTTTGAAAAACCAGAGGCTGCAATTAGTACTAAGAGTATTACAATTTCAGATAGCGTAGACAATATTGCTATAGCTGTGAATCCAAAAGCGATTCAATTGTTAAGTGTTGTTAATTACGTTATTAAGAATGAATACAATAACATTGACACTAAAAAGTTAATGGATCGATATAAAGCTGAAAAGAAATAAGGTTATAAAATGACTGTATCACATTTAAAAAGTTTCCTAGTTAGTCCCTGGACTATTCTAGGCTCAATTGTTGTAGGTGTACTGAGCGGGGTGTATGCTCCGGAGTTTAGTTTAAACTTTGAAAGCTTAGGTTCCATTTATATCAGCTTACTTAAAGTTGTAGTTCTTCCATTCCTACTTGCAACTATTTTAGTTGGTATTATTGGACTACTACAAAAAGAAGGTAGTCAGACACTAATTCGAAAAATTATTGTTGGGTTTATATGCAGTATGTTTATTGCTGCTACCATTGGTGTAGGTACAGTGGTCATTACCGGTTCAGAAATGACCCCTGAAAAGAAGACACAACTTGGTGCTTTAGTTAATGATAAAGATAGTGGTACTGATTTAAACATTACTCTTAAAGAACCAATGCCAACAGCCGCACCAGTTAGCGCAGGTAAAATGGCTGAAAAGTTTATTCCAGAAAATATTTTTAACACACTAAACAATGGTGAAAGTTTAAAAATTGTTATCTTCTGTTTAATCTTTGGTGTTGCTCTTGGACATCTACAGACAGAAGGCCAGCGTATGTTGGTTGAAGTTCTAAAGAGTATTCAACAAGCAAGTATTAGTATTTTTAAGTTTTTAAACTACTTCTTACCCATTGCTTTATTGGCAATGATTGCTGCTCAAGTTGGTAAAGTGGGTGTAGGTATTTTCTTAACAATGTTTGATTTTGTTATGCAACAGTTTATTGGCGGCGTACTGGTGGTTGCCGCAGCTACTGCTATGATCTGGTATCGTAGCGGATTAAGTTTAATGACTGTTATTAAAGAAACTAAAGAAACTTTGATCGTTGCTATTAGCTCACGTAGCTCACTTGCTTGTATTCCTTATGCACAAGAAGCATTGCATAAACTACATTTTGATAAGGGTGGGGTTGAGCTGACCGTTCCTCTAAGCTTTACCGTTAACCGTATTGGTAGTATTGTATACTATGCTATAGCAACCGTCTTTATTGCTAACATCTATGATGCACCTCTGGGTGTAACAGGGTTGCTAGTAGTATTGCTGGGTAGTATCTTGGCAGGTCTTGCATCAGCCGGTACAACCGGTATTCTTACAGTTGCTACAGTTGCAGTTGTTTGTGACTTATTGAAGCTTCCAAGTGAAGCAGTTCTGGTGTTACTAATTGCAGTCGATCCTTTAATGGATATGATTCGTACTGCAAGTCACGTTCACGGTAATGTTGCTGTTACAGCCTTTGTCTGTGACAAAGAGAAAGTAAATGGATAAGTTAAAGCAGACGTTATTGGATATATTGGGCTGGATAGGATCCAGTCCTTTCCGATTGTTTGCAGTTATTATTCTTAGTATATTAGGGTTTGTTGGTTGGGTTGCGTATACCGAAAAAGATACATTTATGGCATCTTATCGGGCACAGCAAGCTCTTCCTAAAATGAATAATAACTATCAGGCAGCCAGTAATTTTATATTTAAAAATTCTCAAGCCGAATTAGTAGCTATTTTTGAAGTTAATACTTTACTTAATTCAAGAAAATTAGTATTCTTAGCTACACGTTCTAAAGGTAGAATTACCGATCATGATGGTGCCGAAGTAGGATTATTAACTAAAAATTATGATAACAACCAAGACGTTATTGGTCTAATGTCAGGTAAAATACCTTGCGGTCCGTATGCCAGACCACAAAGCTATATTGGATTTACTTACAAAGAGAACGGCACTCAATTTATGTGTCGTATTAGTGTACCAGTAGAACCAGGTCTTTTTATTGGTCAGATAAGTGTTGGTTGGAAGGAAGAACCTCCAGAGATAGATATTGCTCAAACAGTAATGGGTGTTGCTTCTGGTTTATTGTATTCTAAGAAACAGTAATGAAAAAGTTAGGTATACTTGGGGGAATGGGGCCTGCGGCTTCAGCAGAGTTTGTAACTAGACTAATTAATCAAACTCCTGCCACTTGTGATCAGGAACACATACCTTTTGTTCTATGGAGTGACCCTACAGTCCCCGATCGTAGTACCAGTTTAATGAACCGAGACGATTTCCCTTGGGATAAGCTTAAACAAGGTATTATAGGTCTTAAGAGCTCAGGGTGTGATCACATTGTTATACCTTGTAATACAGCTCATTTTTGGTATGATAGAATGGTACAGCTAGGAGCACCAATTACTCATATTGTTGGTAGTGTAGCTGATGAATTAAAGTCGTTAAAAATATACACCGGTACAATTGGTGTGATAGGTACCAAGGCGACTATGAGGTTAGGTTTATATCAAGATTATTTGAGTAAGCAGGGATGGACATGCATTACTCCAAGTAGAACAGATATTGATAATTATGTACAGCCAGCTATTGATCTAATTAAAGCAAATAATATCGAAGCAGCTCGTGACTTGTTATTACAAGTTATAGGTAATTTAGAACAATGGGGAGTTCAGGCAATCGTATTAGGATGTACCGAGCTGCCCCTTGCTATTAAAGATAAAACTTATAAAAATATACCAATAGTTAACAGTATAGACAGCCTGGTTAAGGCTGCTATACAAAGACACTCACTTGTTAGCTAATGGGTTATCAACAGCTTTTTGAATCTTAGTATCAACTTCTTTCTTTAATTGAACCACTTCACGTTCAATTTCTTTCCGCGTATCAGCCATTTCTTTACGAATAATATTAGCTTCATTACGAGCTTTTTCTAAGTCTTCGCGAACTGCTTTACGCATATCTCTCATTTCACTTTCAGTCTCACGTTGTACCGTCTTAACACTGCGCTCAACTTGTTCAGTAACTAATTCATTGCGACGAATATCACTCTTAAGATCGTTCTTAATGTCACGTGTATAGTCGCTTGTTTTACCAGAGTTTTCTTCAATAACAGCCAGTCGTTTATCAAAGCCGCTTAAATCAGGGGCAGCATATTCTGCAATTTTCTTCTTCATGCTTTGATAGTCTTTATATACTTCAAACGCACCATAAAGCCCACCAAGGGTAGATGATACGATAGTTGCTGCTACCATTAATTTTGCTGGAGTGAATTCATAACCACCGATACTGATAACGGTGTCTTTAGAAGCATACTTCTTCATAGCTGCTTCGGCTTCGTCAATCTTAGCGTTGACGTCTTTTATTTCTTCTGCCATTTTTAGTTCCTATTTTAAGACCAGCCCGCTGGCCATTTTAATTCTTTTAATTTTTGATCCGATAACATTCTAAACCATTCTTTGCACATTGCTACATCGTGTTTCATACGTTCTAATTTTGTAATTGAATCGTCATAATAAAACATATAATAAAACGCTATTCCAAATCCAAACCCTATCATAAAATATGCAAGTAAGTACATTTTTATTTGTATTGTTGATCAACCATTTGTTGATGTAATCTATCAGAACTCAATTGTCTTAATGCTCTAACATTATCTACTGTTGTTTGATTTTTATATATTTCTTTAGGTGCATAAAATGCTACATCAGGTATCATGAAAAAATATTGCGAATAATTTGTAGGTTGTTTTGCGATAGATTCAATCGTTATGTTACCAGCTAATTCGTTATTTTCAATATTTCTTTTGACACTATCATTTTGTTGGGGACTGTCATTCATTTGTGGTACAAATGGTTTTGATTCCATTGCAGAGTCTACAGCATTTTTAACCCCAAATTTTATACCTTCAAGCACCGGTATTTCAACTTGAGGTTGAATAGATTGTCTTGTAGGCGCAACTAAGTTATATGAAACAACAGGTATCGCTATAGCTACAGTAACTTCTTGTCTTGTAGTGTTTTGGTAGCTACTTTGTTGTGTAGTCATTCCAGTAAAATTTAAAATATTAGATTGCGAACTTACACTGCTGTTAATTGACTGCTGTACTCTTGCGACATTAGATGCATTACTTGATTGTTGACCACCCTGTAAAGAAACTATTGAGCTTTGTGTCTGTGTAAATGAAGATTGGGTTCCTG